AATTAGTTACCCATTAAATATAACTTATTAAAATATAATTTTTAATTAGTTATCCATTAAATATAATTTTTAATTAGTTACCCATTAAATATAACTTATTAAAATATAATTTTTAATTAGTTACCCATTAAATATAACTTTTAATTATTTTTTTATTAAAATATAATTTTTAATTAGTTACTTATTAAATATAACTTTTAATTATTTTTTTATTAAAATATAATTTTTAATTAGTTACTCATTAAATATAACTTATTAAAATATAATTTTTAATTAGTTACCCATTAAATATAACTTTTATTTTTTTATTTTTTATTAAAATATAACTTATTAAAATATAATTTTTAATTAGTTACTCATTAAATATAACTTATTAAAATATAATTTTTAATTAGTTTCCCATTAAATATAACTTATTAAAATATAATTTTTAATTAGTTACTCATTAAATATAACTTATTAAAATATAATTTTTAATTAGTTACCCATTAAATATAACTTATTAAAATATAATTTTTAATTAGTTACCCATTAAATATAACTTATTAAAATATAATTTTTAATTAGTTACTCATTAAATATAACTTATTAAAATATAATTTTTAATTAGTTATCCATTAAATATAACTTTTATTTTTTTATTTTTTATTAAAATATAATTTTTAATTAGTTACTCATTAAATATAATTTATTAAAATATAATTTTTAATTAGTTACCCATTAAATATAACTTTTATTTTTTTATTTTTTATTAAAATATAACTTATTAAAATATAATTTTTAATTAGTTACCCATTAAATATAACTTTTATTTTTTATTAAAATATAACTTATTAAAATATAATTTTTAATTAGTTACCCATTAAATATAACTTTTATATGGTGTGGTAGATAATAATTTAAATACTTAATTATATTAAAATAATAATAAATGAATATAGAAACATTTTATAATACAATAGCGGATGAATTTGATAAAACACGTGTGAGGTTATGGCCCTGTGTAACAAAATATTTAGATAAATTTAAAGAAAATTCAAATATATTAGATATAGGTTGTGGGAATGGTAAATATATGGTATATAGAAAAGATATTAATATAATTGGTTTAGACATATCATTAGAATTAGTAAAAATATGTAAAAATAAAAATTTAAATGTAATACATGGAAATATGATAGAACTACCATTTAATAATAATAGTTTTGATGGTTTATTAGTTGTAGCATCATATCATCATTTAGATAATGAAAATGACAGAAAAAAAAGTATAAATGAAATGTATAGAGTATTAAAATTAAATGGTTTATGTTTTATAGAAGTATGGGCGAAAGAACAATTAGATAATGTTAATAAAAATACAAATTTTACGAATAATAATAATTTAGTAAAATGGAAATCAATAAAAACAGGGGATATATATTATAGATATTATAATATATATTCAAAAGATGAATTAATAAATGAAATAATAGAATTTAAACCGGAATTTAAAGTAATAGATCATGGATATGAAAAAGGAAATTATTATGTAATATTACAGAAATAAGTTTATTATCCTAATTGTTTATCAAATGTTTTATATATAAAATCAAAATATTCCATATTAGGTCTAATATATTTATTAAATAAAAATGCAACAAAATTGGTTAATGTTATATAATTTTCATTAGCATAATGTTTCATATATATATTATAAAAATTTATTATTAATATAAATACTATTAATACTACAAATATAATTTTTCCTTGTTCTTCACCTAATTTTTCAAAAATAAATTTATAGTTTAATAATAATTTAATTAATATAATTTTTGTTAAAGCGATCCATACAGAAGGAGGTAAAAATCCTAATATAGCTATTACATTACTTAATAATAATATTAATACTTCAGAAAAACTAATAATTGTTAATAATAATAATACATTAGATATTACATTAACACCAGAATATAAATAATAATCTATATCTGTTTTTTCTTTATTAATTACATACATATCAATTATTAAATAAACGAATATTATGGTAACACTAAATGAAATTATATTATAAATATAATTTATAATTCTAACATAATTATCAATTTCTTTATATTTTTCTTTTAATTCAAATAATATTTTTATTAATTTTATATATTTTAAATCACTATAAAAATCATTTAAAAAAAGTAAGTCATTATCATTTAATTTATCAAGTGCAGTATTACTATCAACTTTATTATCAATTTTATTAATAATAAACATTAATTTATTACCAACTAATTTATCAGTAATAATTTTTTTTAATATACTAATATTAGTTGTTTTAAAAAAAGTTATACTTTCAATAAATAATTCATTTGATTTTAAGTTTATTAAAATTTCTTCTTTTAATTTACTATTCATATAATATTAACTATATAATTTTTTTTTATTTATAAATATATATTTTATTTATATATAAAAATATATAATATAATATTATTTAATTATATATGGATAAAAAAAATTTTGATTTAATCCCTGAACGAATTAATAGAATAGAAGAATTAATGGAAGGGAAATATATAGAACCAATAGTTAATTTTAAGAATTGTTGTGAATTAAATAATTTAACTTATTCTGAAGATATTAGAGAATTATTACCAAAAAAATATATTGATTTTCAAAAAGCTATAACTGATTTAGGAGGTAAATTATTATATATTAAAAGTGGTTCTACAGGACATACCTTTAAAAGTATAAATAATAATAATAGTTATTCTTATGCTGTAAAAATAGTAGCATATCCAAAGAAAGAAAATTATGGTGATATGTATAATATTAAACGTCCTGAAAACACAGAATTATTAATGATAAAATTATTATCTTATTTTGTGATAAATAAACAAACACCACACATAGTATTACCAATAACAACATTTAATACAAGTATTAAGCCATTTTTAAATTTAACGAAAAATAATATTATAAATAATAAAAAATTTGAAGTATTTGTAGAAAAATATGAAAAAGGAGAATATTATCAAAATGTATCAGTATTAATAAGTGAATGGGCGAATGGTGGTGATTTATTAGATTATTTAAGAAAAAAATATAAACAATTAAAAATAAAACAATGGAAAGTTATATTTTTTCAAATAATATCAGTTCTTGCGATTATTCAAGAAAAATACCCAGGATTTAGACATAATGATATGAAAGCTAATAATATATTATTACATAATATAGATATAGCATCAGATAATAAAAAATATTTATATAAAATTAACAATCAAACTTATATAATACCAAATATTGGAATACAAATAAAGTTATGGGATTTTGATTTTGCATGTATACCTAATATTATTGATAATGCTAAAGTTAATGCTGAATGGACTAATAATATTAATATAAAACCAGAACAAAATAAATATTATGATTTACATTATTTTTTTAATACATTAACAAAAAAAGGTTTTTTATCAGATTTTTGGATAGAACCTGATGTACCAGATAAAGTTAAAGAATTTATAAAACGTATTGTTCCAGATAAATTTCAACATGGAAGCTGTGTTACTGATAGAGGTAGATTATTAGAAAATATAGAATATTTAACACCAGATGAAATATTAAAAACTGATACATTTTTTAAATCATTTAGAAAGTAATAATAATATTTATTCACTAGATAATTCATTTAATGAATTATTAGATAATTCAATATTACTAGGTATTAAACTATTATCAGTATCATTATTATCATTATTATCATTATCATTATTATCAGATTTAATAAAAATATCATTTAATTTATTATTAATTTTATTATTTGGGTATTCATGAATTAGTATTTTAATTTTATTAAATAGGAAATAGTTATTATTATTATCATATGAACATTTAATTAATAATATATATTTACCTAATTTTTTATTATTATATATTATATCTGTTTTAATACGGAATGGTTCAAATTTGGATCCTTCATTATATAAATTATAATATATAGAATCAATTATTTGTATATTTGTAAATTTATAATTACTACAATTAAATGTTGTTGATAAAAATTTCCATAATTTATTTATTATATCTGAATTTGCTTCAACATTTTTTTTTTTTAATGTTATAAATTTAATATTATTTTTATTTGTTAAATTAGTTATATATAATTGTAAATTATTTTCACTAGTATGTTTTATAATTGTATTTGATTTTTTATTTATTATATTATATGATGATAATATTTGTTTTATTTTTAGTAATATATTTTCATTTGATAAAGAATTTATTATTAATAATATAATAATTAATATGATTATTTTATTTATATTCATATTTTAATTAACTTAGATATTATTTTTATATAAAAACAATTAAACGTAATTTTTTATATAAAAATAATGAGTAATATAATTTTTAATGAATTAAATAATAATATTAATAATAATAGTGAAATTAATATTAAAATTCCATGGATTGAAAAATATAGGCCTAAAAATTCTAATGATATATTATTAGATTCATTTATCAAAACTAAAATTGAAAAAATTTTAGAAACTAAAATGATTCCTAATATGATTATTACAGGTGAACAGGGTACAGGTAAAACTTCTACTATATTATTTCTTGCTAAAGAAATTTATAAAGATAAATATAATGATTATGTTTTAGAACTTAATGCATCAGATGATAGAGGATTATCTATTATTAATAATACTATTTATCCATTTTGTAAAAAAAAAATTAGTAATGATTTTATTAATTATAAATTAGTTATATTAGATGAAGCAGATAGTATTACATCAAAAGCACAAAATTTATTATCAAATTTAATATCAAAATTTAAACATAATACAAGAATAGTATTTATATGTAATGATTGTAATAAAATAATAGAATCAATACAATCAAGATGTATTATAATAAAATATCCAAAAATAAATAATAATAATTTATTTACAAAAATAGAGTATATTTGTAAAAATGAAAATATATTATATACTTCAGAAAGTATAAATACATTAATATCTGTATCAGATTTTGATATTAGACAAATTATTAATAATTTAGAATGTATATATTATTCATTTAATGAATTAACAAATGATAATATTTATAAATTTATTGATAAACCAAAACCATATTATATTTCATTAATATTAAAATATTGTATAGAAAAAAATTATAGTGAAACTATAAATATTATAAAATATCTTTATAATAAAGGATATATACCAAATGATATTTTTTTAATATTTATGAAATATCTTTTTGAAAATAATATATCAGACATATCTGAAGAACAAAAATTAAAAATTTATGAAATATTTAGTTTGTGTTATATACGTATTAATGATGGTATGGATACTTTATTACAATTATGTGGTTGTATATCTAAAATATATATTTATTTACTTAATTAATATATATAACTTATTTTTTTTTGATTCGCCATTATTATAATCTATATTTTTATCATTCCAATTTAAATTTATTAAATTATAAATCTCTAAAAAATCAGTTTTTGTATATATATTATTTTCTAATAATTTTATAAATAAATTATATATTTCTTTTGATTTTATACTATTATATATATAATAATTTTCTATTAATATTTCTAAAAAATTTATTTTATTATTTTTTATATAATTATATATATCATCTAATGATTTTGTTGTTAAATAATCATTTATTATTAAATTATATTCTTCTATTTTCTCTTCATCTATTTCTTCTTCTATTTTTTCATTATCAATTAATGAATATAATAATATTTTCTCACGATTTGAAATTATATTATTATTTATTATATTTATTATATTTATATTTGTTAAATTATTTAATTTTATCCAATAATAAATATCATAATAATAATATCTTTGATTTATTATTATTTTATTACATTCTTCTAATAATTCATTATTTAAATATCCATTTTTAAATAAGTAATTTAATATTATTAAATTATTTATTCTTTTTTCTTCTGTTTTAAAATCTTCTAAAAATTTATATTTATTATCTATTTTATATTCTTCATAATCCATTAAAAATTTATTTTGAATTATACTTATAAAATAATTATAACTATAATTATATAATTTATTATATATATATACTATATATATGTAAAAATTAAAATAATTTTTTAAAAATTTTATGTCTAATATCATTTTTATATAAAATGTTTCTTGAATTTCATTAAATTCTTCTTCAGTTATATTATTTATATTTTTTAAAAATTCTTCAATTAAATTATTTATATTTAATTCTGATAATTTATTTAATATTAAATTTGTTTTATTTACTAATAATTTTTTATTTGTTTGAATTTTATGATTTTTTAATATTGATGAATTCACTTTTTTCTCTGTTTTTTTATTATTAAATAATGTATTTAATATATTTATAACTTCTTCATCTAATTTCTCATTTATATTTTTATATGATAAAAAATAATTTATATCTATTGATGTCATTATTAATCTTATTATTTACATTTTTAAATAATTTAAAAATCTGTTAATAAATCAAAACTTTGTTGTCTTGTATTATTTAATACACTTGCTTTTTGATATTCTGTTGGTCTTAATTCAAAAAAATTCGCTTTTCCTTCTATTGATATACTTTCCATGAAATCAAATGGATTATTTACATTCCATATTTTATTATATCCTAAACTTTTTATTAATCTATCTGCCACAAATTTTATATATTGTGTCATTAAATCTGAATTCATACCTAATAATGCGCATGGTAAACTATCACATATAAATTTTGTTTCTATTTCTACTGCATCTATAAATATATTATGTACTTCACTTTCTATTAATTTATTATTTAACATTGTATATAATAATACTGCAAATTCTGTATGTAATCCTTCATCTCTTGATATTAATTCATTTGATGCACATAATCCTGGCATTACATTTTTCTTTTTTAACCAATAAATTGAACAAAAACTACCTGAAAAAAATACCCCTTCTACTATCGCAAATGCTATTAAACGATATGAAAAAGGTTTTTCTGATTCTATCCATTTTAAAGCCCATGCTGCTTTCTCCGCTATACATGGAAATTCTATTATCGCATTTAATAATCTCGTTTTCTCTTCTGAATCTTTTATTATTGTATCTATTAATAATGAATACATTTGTGAATGTATATCTTCCATCATTACTTGATAATTATATGTTGTTATTGCTTCTCTTATCTTAATATCTTTTAAAAATCTTTCTGATAAATTAATATTAACAATTGTATCAGATGCCGCAAAAAAAGCTAATACCATTTTAATAAAATGTTGTTCATTATTATTTAATTTAGTGGTAAAATGTTCATAATCTTTAGAACAATCAATCTCATTAGGTGTCCAAAATGCTGCTAATTGTATATTATACATATTCCAAATTGATTCATTTTTAATAGGATACATTGTTAATCTATTATTTTCAGGATTTAATAAATATTCATCTAATTCATTATTAGTTTTATTATCTATATTAATATTATTTTTTAATTTATTATTAATATATTCTGACATTTATATATAATATAATATATATTATTTAAATAATATTTTTTAAAATCAATTTTTTTTATATTAATTATTATCTTAATATATTATATAATGTATTATTATAATAAACCTAAACTAATTGAACCTAAAATATTAAAATATTTAATTAATAAAAATCAAAATAATAATAATATTAATATTTCTAATAATAATAATAATAATAATAATTACTATAATTTTTGTTATTCTCTTTGTTCTAAATTATATATTTTATTATCATTTATCTGTAAACATTTATATATATTATTTGAAGCTAATTATTTTTTCCTTTTAATTGTTTTTGTTTGTTTGATTTTATTATATATTAGATATTCTGATGTTAATAAAAAACGCAAAAAAAATATTAAATAATTTTTTATTTAAAGAAATTATATATTTATTATTTTAATGGAAAATAATAAATATATTGAATATTTTGATAAATTTTTACATCAATTAGTAATATTTTTTTCTAATAATAATGATCTTATACAAGAAATTAATAATATTTTAAATGAAAATAATGAAAGTAAAATGTTAAGGGGTAACAAATTTATAAATAGTTTAAATGAAAATGAACATTTTAATGGTTTTATTAATTCAAAAATAAAAATATTTTCTCATAAAGAAGAAAAAACTAAATTAATTTCTGAAAGTTTATTAGGTGAAAATTTAAATATAAAAAAATTATTAAATCATCAAACAGATGATATTAAAAATATTATATGGATGTATTTACATGTTTTATATTATAATATTGAAAATATTAAAGAAGGAAAAAATGAATTTAGAATTAAAGAATTAGAAAATTTAATTAATAAAAGTAATAATGATAATAATGTTAAAAACTTTTTAAATTTAAATGTTAATAATAATACTAACTCTTTAATTAATGATATTATTTTCTCTTTTGAAGATAGTTTAAAAAATTCTAATGATTTATCTAATCCATTTAATAATATACTTAATATTAGTAAAACTATTTCTGATAAATATTCTGATGATATTGTTAATGGTAATATTGAGTTTGATAAATTATTAGGTTCTATTACAAATAAATTACCTGGTATGGAAAATATTATGAAAAATTTTACTTCTAATTTAAATCCTAATAATAATAATAATAATAATAATAATAATAATAATAATAATAATAATAATAATGAAGAAAAAATAATTATTGATGAAAATTTCTCAACAGCAATTGTTGAAGTTGGAGAAAATAATGATGATAAACAATCTAATTTTAAAATTTCTAATATTTTAAAAATAGCTGATAAATTTGGATTTATTCCTGATAATAAAAATGAAAATAATGAAGAAAATGATAATATTAATTTAAATAAATTATTTGGAAAAGATTTAGATATTGGTAAATTATCTAGTATATTACAAAAAATGTATAAAGCAAACACAACAGATGAAGCAGAAGATATTAAAACAGAAATGAATTCATTTTTAATAAATGATATAGGTATTGATTTTAATAAATTAGCTCAACAATTAAGTGATATTAAAATAGATCCCACAACTAATCAACCAAATAATCAAAATATAGAAGAATTAATAAATAATATAGTAAATAAAGAAGAAAATAAAGAAGAATCTTAATATATAATAATAATAATTAATATCTTTTTTTAAATATTTAATCATATATGTGTTTTCTAATTTATAATTACATTTATTTTTATAATATTCTCTAGATCCTATACCCGCAATTATCGCTATTTTTTTATAATTATTATTAATAGAAATTTGTTCAGCTGTTTTAATTAATAATTTACCATAACCTTTATGTTGTGCTGATAATTTAAAATTATCACCCGTACCTAATGAATGACCATAAATATGTAATTCTCTAATTAATGCAGTATTTTTTAATTCTTCAAATATATTACCACCAGAATTATTATCTAATCTTAATCTACAAAAACCAATTAATCCTTCATAACTCTCTAAATTACCTGTCCAATATATTATTTTATTAAATATTATTAAATTTATATAATATTTTATAATATAATATATATATTTTAATTTATATGATAATATTTTTTTATTTATTTCTATTGTTATAAAATATTCTTTTCCTTCTGATGCTATATATTTTCTAACAGTTAATATATTATTTTTAGATATATCATAATTATCCCCAATTTCCATACATCTAATACAATTACATTTTAAATTTAATTTATTCATTTTATTTTTAATAATTTGTCTTAAATTACTAATTCTTTCATATCCAACTAATATAGATTGTTTAGGAATATCACGTACTAATCTTTGTATTCTTATCCATGGTTGAATATTACTTTTATAATATATTAAAATTTCTATTAAACTATCTAAATTTATTTCCGCATATGGTATATATGTACCATTATTATACCAATCTAAAATATCTGATTTCACTATTATATTTGATGATTCACTTTGACATACAGCTGTTGGATATATTTTAACATCATCAAATTGTAAATCCGGATTTGTTAATGCTTCACTAAACATCCATTTATCTAATTCCGGTGTAGAATATGGTAAATCAGGCATTAAATGACATACTATTTTAAATCCTGTTTGTTTTAATAATTTTATTGCCTTTATTGTATCTTTTGTATAACAATCACGATTTATTTTTTTTAATATATTATCATCATAATGTTGTACACCTAATTGTACTCTTGTTACACCCCATTTCCTATAACTCTTTATTGATGTTGTATTTATACAATCCGGTCTTGTCTCTATTGTTAATCCTATTATTCTATATTTTGCTGTTTCATTTATTAATATTTCTTTTTCTATTGTTAATATTTCACGTGGATTATCAAATGTATTTGCAGCATAATATATTTTATTCATTACTTCTTCTCTATAATTATATTTATAAAAATCAAATGTCCCGCCAGATATAATAATCTCTAATTTATAACAATTATTATTATTATTAATTTTAATATTACCAGTTTTAATAAATCCAATAATACTACTTTTTAATTGTTCTTCTATATTAAAATTAAATAATAATGCTTTTCTCATTGCCGGTTCAGTGGATAAATATGATTTAGGTTGTGTATAATTACCATTTAAATCAGTTTCTGTAGGACAATAAGAACATTTTTTAGAACAACTAAAAACAGAAGGTTCTAAAACAATAGTAGAAATTAAAACACCTGAACGTGATATAGATGATGTTTTTATTAAATATAACTCTAATTGATTTTTAAATTTAATTGTATCATTTATAAAGTATTTATTATAAATATAATATAATTCTTTTTTTTTTGAATTAATTTTATATTTATGTCTTAGTTTTATTACTAATCTATCTATTATAATATTATTAATATTATCTAATATATTTATTTGTTTTATTAAATCTTTAAAAAATATTATAAATTTTTGTTCATTAATATTAATAGTTTTATTATTATTTAATTCTTCTATTTCCATTTTATTATTAATAATATTATAAATATTATTTTAATTATATTAATTTCAATTTTTATTATATAATATATAATATATACTAATGGCACAACAACCCAAAGGTACAGAAGTTCAAAATATTATAAGCAAAATACAAAATGACACAAATATATGTAATAGACAAACTATAAAACAGAAATGTAATAAAAATAATTATGGTGAAACTGTATGTAATAATTTAGAGAAAACATGTGTAAATACAGACAAGAGAGAGGGAAAATGTAATATTAATAGTTCAAACGATGATGCTAGTTGTTTAACATGTAATGAAGTTATAAAAAAACATTGTCCACCAAGGAACAAAAAAAATGAATGTAAAGATACTAAATTATTAAGGGATATATGTTCTAGTAATGTAGAATCATTTACAAATATAAATAATAGTAGTAATATATTATTATATATAATATTTATTTTTTTAATATATAAAATAATATATAAAAATTAATTAAATTTAATAATATATATATTAATTCTTTAGAAATTATTAATAAAATAAATATTTTTTATAATGATAAAAATTACAAAAAATGTTTAAAATTATATCAAATCATTTTTTTAAATGATAAATATAAAAATAATTTGAATATTTATATTAATATGTCAATATGTTATTTAAAATTAAAATATTATAATGATGCTAAAGAAAATATATTATTATTTATTAATAATAATAATGATAAAAATAATGATCAAGCATGGGGTATATTAGGTGCATCATTATATGGATTAAATAAAAAAAAAGAATCATTATGTGCTTATAATAAAGCATATGAATTAAAAAAAAAAAAGATTTATAATATTATGATAAATAAAATTAATACAGAATTAAATAATGAAAGTAGTGAAAATATGTATAATGTTTTTTCTAAAAATCCGAAAATGAATAAATTATTTGAATCAATAATGACAGATAATAATGTATTAAATAATGTATCATTTCAAAATAAGTTAATGTCTTTACAATCAAATCCATTAGAAGCATTAAAAGATCCGGAAATAATGAATGTTATGAATAATATGATAAAAAAAGTATTTTAAATTTCATTAACTTCTTCTAATTCGTCATCTTTATTATCATTAATATCAATAATAGGTTTAACTACAAATAATTTTAAAATATTAATTTTTTTAGTATCATTAATAAATCCACGTTGTTTATCAATATTTTGTTTTTTTTCATATTTATATTTAATAGGAGGAAAACCACCATTTATTAAAGTCATTATTATAATATAGAAAATTTAATTAAATCCAACACAAATATTATTACTAACAATTTTATTAATATTAATAATTTTATTATTATTAATATTATTTAAATTATTTAAATTATTATTTTTTTTATTAATATAAAAATGATTAATATTACAACAAATACCTTTATTTAAACATTTAAATTTAATATATTCATTATCATTTAAGTTATCAATATAATTTATATATAAAAGTCTTTGTAATAATATTTTTTTATTATTAAAATAAAAATGTATATAATTATTTTTATTAGTAGTAGTTATAAAGCCTTGCCAAATACAACAATCATTATTATTAAATATGGAACTATTTAAATTTTCACTAATTTTTTTAATATCATTATATAATAATTTTTTATTATAGTCAATATTTTCACGTTGATTTTTTACTAAATCATATAATATTAAATTATTCATTATATATAATAAATAGAATATATTTTTTTTGGGATTTTCATTATATTTATTGTATTATCAAAATCAAATTTTATATGTATTATTTTATTTATTTTATCTTTTGATAAAAATTTAGTTTTTATTTCATCATTTATTTTTAAAAGTCCTTGTGAAAATATATATTTTACATTTAAATAATTATCATATACTATTATTGGTATATTTATTATATGACTTAATACATATAATTCTATTATTCCTGATGTATTAAATAAATTTTTCCTAAATTTATGTAATAATGATTCAAAATAATTATCATTCTTTTTAAAATGTTTATTTAAAAATTTATATATTTTTTTATTTGCATTTGTTTTTATTAAATTATTTGATATGAAATCTATAATATTTGCTTTAAATATATATGTTATATTTGTTTGTAAATCACTAATATATTTTAAATTTCTTGATTCTTTATCATATAATGGATTATTTATCCAATAATAACAATTAACATATGCACGTATTATACTATCTTTATTTGATATTATTTCTTGAATATATAAATTACCTTGTTCAATTAATTCAGGATATATTTCATCAATAATAATACTTTTTTTTTTACTTAAGAATCTTTTACCGATAATGGGTATTTTATCTTTTCCAAATAATTCAGAAATTAATTTATTAATATTAAAATTTGATGTTTTAATAATTTTTTGATTTTCTTTTAATGTATATTGAGTATAATTAACAATATCAGAAACAAAATAATCAAATTCTTGTATAATTTCTTTAAATTTAACATCATCTAATATCATTTCTTCAATTATTTTATTTATAAAATCAATAATATAATCTTTAAATATTTGAAATTTACAATTATTATTATTCCATATACAATGTGGATTTAAATCGCATTTAGATTTATTTATATTTACTTTACAATAATCTCTTATATTATTAATAATATAATTTTTTAAATCTGGTATTTCATTTGTTATAAAACCTATTTTTTTTTTATTATCTAATTTATTTTCATTTTTTATTAATAATTTATATTCTTCTGCTAATTTTGAATCTATTATATCCAATAATATTAATCTTAATTCTATTTTTTTAATATTAATATTTAATTCTTTATTTCTTACTATTTTAATTATTTTATTTTTAATATTTTCATTTTCACTTAAATATAAACTTAATTCTAATCTATATAAATTATAACTTTCATTATAATAATTTTGTATATTTATTTCTTTTAATTTATCATCATATTCTTTATTAATATTATAATTTATTATTTCTAAATTAATTGCTTCTTCTAATGGTTGAAATACAATACCTAATGCTAATGATTTAATTTCATTTTCATTAATAAATTCGTTTTTTATTAATATAATTAAATTATTTTCTAATAATATTGATATAATATTAATTTTATTTCCTTCTTTTTGGTCATAATATATTGTTTTGGGTTTATAATTTAATTTTAATATATTTTCAATTTCATCTAATAATCTAATTGTTGTTTTATAATCTAAAATATTTTTAATATTATTAGTAGATTCAATTGAATAATTATAATTAATACCTGATGGTCTAGTTGGTAATAATAATTTATTATTTAATTCAATATATTTACATTTATTTCTTTCATTTATATATTGTTTAATTATTTTATATGATGTATTAGTTAATTTATATATAATATTTTTAGCTATTAAATCTAAACTTATATTTATTTTATTAATAATTTGATTTTGACAACTATTATTATGATATTTTATTAATTCATTAATTATATTTTTAAAATTAGTATTATTTATTGAATAATGTTTTTCTAATATTATTTTTTTATCTTTACTTGATTTTTTTACTTTATATATTGGAAAATAATATTTATCATCTTTTATTAATATTATTATATCATAATCATTATTTAATTGATAATAATTCTCAATATTTAAACAATCTAAATAATATTTATTTTTAATTTGTTCTTTTTCTAATATATTTTGTTTTATATATGTTTCTTTATTTATAATAAAAAAATTAATACCTTTAGTAGTTATTACATTTGGTAAAGCTATTAATTCCCCTATTATATCATATTCTAAATAATTTGTATTTTTAATATAATTAATATATTCATTTTTTGATTTAAATGATGTAGCAATATCACCATTATTTAAATATGTATAATAATTATTAGTTTTATCATTTTCTAAAAATTGTATTATTTTTTCTATTATTGTTTCTATTGATAGTTCATATATATGTGCTATTACAGATAAAAAATAATAATAATTATGTTTAATAGTATATTTAAAAAAATATCCTGAATTAGATTCATATAAATAATGATTTTTAATTTTATTATCATTATTCCATAATTTATTAAAAAATATATCTAAATATTTTGGTAAATATATAAATCTTCCATCTTGTACTTTATTTGTTTCTTGTAATATATATAATTTTTCTCCTAATATATTTGATAATTGTGGTTCATTTATATTATTTATATTTTTATTTCCTATACATTTTAAATAATAATTTTTTTTATCTTTATTTACTGATTCTTGTTGATCTTTTTTAAAACAACATGGCATACATAAATCATTTGGATTATTTCCACGTGCTAAAAATCCTATATACATATATTCATTATTTTCTGTTGGATCACATGTATAATAATTATATGTATTCTCTTTTGGTAATTTTACTGCTTTTAATATTGTCTTATATATTTTCCCTTTAACTTTTATTTCTACTAATTTTTCATAAAATCCTGTTTTATTATTTAATTTATAACCATTTTTTATTAATGTATCTATTTGATTATCTGTTAATATAATTGGTTGACGTTTTTTATTTCCCGAATTTTGACATGATCGTGACCATTGATTTTGTCCTTTTTCTGGTCTAAATGCTAAACGTTCTTTATCTAATGCTGTTAATGATTTAATACTTTTAGTATTTTCTTCATATTCAACAATATCAATAACTTTATTTCTTCTTTTAGCAATATTTGTTAATTTTAATAATATATCTTTTAATTTTTGATATGATGATTTTTTATATAAATATGTTTCTATATATAAATATATTAATACTTTAATAAAACTTATTATTTCTTCTAATTGTTCTTTATCTTTAGCACCTGTTATTCTCACTTTATATTTTTCTTTTTCTCTTCCTTGTATATCTATTCCTATCCCTGGTGGTTTAGATTTAGGTAATTTATCTAATTTTTTTGTTTTTTTACTTGTTCTACTAATAATTTTATTATATTTTTCTTTAACAAATTCTAATTCTTGTAATACAATATTATTAGTAATATTAAATTGTTTCGCTATTTCATCAACTAATTCTTTTTCACTAATATCATAATTTCTAAAAAAATATAAAATACGTAAATGTATTTTATTTCTATTATCATATTTATTAATACGTTTATATCTTAAATAAGTACCATATTTAGAAGTAATATTATCATCTCCTTTTTTTGATAATCTTTTTCTAGGTTCTATTACTAATGATATATATGGAAAAAAATATCTACTAAATTCTGATAAATCATTATGATTTATTTTAAATTTTTCTGGTATTGTAAACTTAAATATTGTATTCATAAATACAAATATAAATTTATCATCTGTTGGTTCTATTATTTTTATCTTTTTATTTTCATTATTTATTTTATTTATTAAATCTTTTATATATTTAAATGTTTGTTTTATATTTTCTACTGTTGCTTGATCTTCTTCTTTCCATGTTATTTTATATTCAATTCTTCCTGATTCAAATAAATTTATTGATAAAAATTTATCATCAATATTATTTTGATCTAATTTTAATTTAAATGATATACCATATGGTGTATTTTCAAACCATTTTATATAATATTCTTGATTTATTATTTTCTCTTGTTCTGTATAAAATTTATATATAACTTGTCCTTCTGATGTTTGATATTGAATAAATGGATATTTTTCATTTACATTAAAATTATCAAATATCCTATATAAATTAAATTTATTTGGATTATTTATATAACCTGTTATATTATCTTTATTTTGAATATTTAAATTTATTATTGATAATATTATATAATTATTTGAAAATAAATTATTATATTTTTCTAATTTTAATTTCGTTTCTTCTACTGTTAATTCTATTTCATTTTCTAATTTAATATCATTTTTTATTATCCCATGTTGAATCTCTATATATTCTAATTCTTTTATGTTTTTATTATTTAATAAATCTATTATTTTATCTAATCTCTCGTTTGATATCATTGGAAAATATATATTTATATATACATCATACAAATTCTGTTTATTTTCTAATGTAGGATTATAATTTAATCCTAATTCATTATATATATCTATCATAAATATTTCATTCATTGTTATAAAATCATTATAATATCTTATTATATTTGTTTCATCATTTTCTCGTTTTATTTTATATCCAAAACTATTTTTTAAATATGATAAATTAAATTGTAATTTCTCGTATATTTTTAAATTATCATTCGGTTTTATATCTATCTTTAATAATTCTGTACGTTTTATCCATTTATGTCCTATCATCACATAATCATATTTATCATTATATATGTATTCTGACCAAAAATATTGAGTTTCTGGTAATAAATACATATTCTCCCCATATTTATTATTAAATGGTATACTTATTGATATCTTATTTTTCATTGTTTTTATTGTATCATCTTTATATATATATTGATTATATATATAATATTTATTATATACTGTTTCTATATTTGTATCATATAATATATTATCATAACTATTATCATATTTATTCACATTTTCATTTAACTTTTTATCCCATTTCTTATCATTTACTGCTTCACTTATTAATTTAGCTGTTTCTAATATTGTTTTATTATTTTCTGTTGTAGCATATAATTTTTCTAATTCATTAATATTTATATCTTCTTCTATTTTTTCTTCTAATATTTCTTCATCTATTATTTCTTCTTCATTATCATCATCATTTTCATTATTACCACCTAATTGTTCAATTTTATCATTACTATAAGTTCTAAAATCTAATTCTTTTTTTTTAGTATAAATATTTTTAATTTTATTACTAGTTAATAAAAAATTATAATAAGTGCTCGCATATGAATAAGGAATTTTTTTTTTATTAATATTTTTAATATGTTTATTATACCATTCTTCGCCATATTTATTTAATAAATTATCTTTTTTTAATTTAGTTGTATCTATTATATTTATTTGATTATTAATATGATAACTAATAAAAAAATATTGATACCAATATAATCCATAATATTTTTCTATTTCATTATAATCTTTTTTTGTTATTGTATTAAAGGTTGTATATAAATCTTTATTTTTTATAAATTCTAATATTTCTATTATATTTTCTGGCACTATTGAACCTACATATATATATATCATATACTGCACTTTTCTATTTATATTTTTAAATTTATGAATTATTTTTAGTGGATCTTTCATATATATATTGTTTTATAAATTATTTTTAAATTATATTAGAATTTATTGTCATTCCACAATATTCTAATGGCTGTTCGTTATAATTCTCATAATTATATATATTTATTTTTATTGCTTCTTCTAATAACTTTTTAAATATTTTTTTAAATAATATTCCATGACCTATTTCAGGGCATGCCATATGTGCTAACTCATGTATTACTACATACATTAATATATTAATATTATGTAATTCTTTAGTTTTTTTACTTGTTAAACATATTGATAATTCTTCTCCTTTATTAACACTATATGATGTAAATTCAGAATACGGATCAGTTTCATATATTGTTGTCCGTATTGGTGTTAAATTTTTTTTTAATAAATTTATATAATCTTTATATTCTGGAAAATTTTCAATATTATCTATCATATGTTGTCTTAATATATACATATTATCTATTATTTTTTTTAATAATTTTTCTTTATTTATCTCATTTTCTTCATTATATAAAACAATTTTACTTCCAGTTTTATTATCAAATATAATCTTATTTTTACCATTTACTATAAAATATATATATATTACAATTAATATTAATATTAATAATATTATTTTATTCATTTATATAATTATAGAAATTATAAAAAAAAAAATATAAAGTTTTTTTTCTATTATTATTATATATGGGAAATAATAGTGCTAAACTTAATAATAATAATAATAATAATAATATTCATAATAATATAAATAATAATATTGATATTGATAATATTAATTCTAGTATTGATAATAACACAATTAATTGGAAAGATATTAATACTAATGATATTTCTTCTTCTTTCTCCACTAAATATAAATTACCTAGTCAAGCTAAAGAATTAATTACTAATCTAAATGTACCTAAATATTCTGAAACTGAAAGTGATATTAAAAACTTAGTTTATTTTAATAATAATAATA